AACGACTTCTTTAGATTGATCTTTAGCAATTTGAGGTGCTCCAAAAATTTCTGAAGGATAGTTGGTGCTTTGGAAACTACCTGTCCCTATGTCCAACATATCGTGACTGGTTGCTCTAAGTGTGCTAATACCAACTGTTATGTCTGCGGACTGTCCTGCTTGTGGACCTGCTCTAAATGTTACTGTATCTGAAAAAGTGCTTAGATCTTTTGTTAGGCCAGGTGTTATATCTATTTCAGCATACGCGGCACCTACTTCTACTTTGTTTCTAAACGCGGTGATACTATGTAGAGTACCATTGAATCCAAATCGATAGGGATTACCTGCGGCCTGAGCCGCTTCTATTCTGGAACGTTCATTGTTGTCAAGATCAACTTCAAGTCTAACAGTTGTATCACCAACCTGTCCACTACCGGGCACACTTCCTGCTGTAGTGTCAACAACCGGTTTGACATAATCGTAGGTTTCTCGCAAAGTTACTTTTGCTGTATTTGCAGGTAACCCTGCCGTATCGTATGAAAGAACTCTATAGGTTGTATTAGGATCGTCTTGATAAACAAGAGCGGTTGAAGGTCGTGTTGGATTGACATCAATTACATTTGTAATTTTTATAACTTGGCCATTTCGAATTATTATATTTGTATCGTTTGGGATATTAACTTTTAAGCCGGTTGTAGAAGTATCATTGTTACCAGAACTGGCAATGTTTAACTGTATTACTCCAGGAGTGGTTGTTGCTGTAAAACCTGTTATTTCATAGCGGACAATTTCAAATGTATCACCAGCGGCATTAGCGGCTCCATTGTGATCAATTTCAATTTCGCTAACATTGAACGGTTCGTAGGAGTACCCGTCAACAAAGACCTGTAGGTCTCCTTCTTGATTATTAGTGGCAAAGGTACCTGATGTATTGACTGTGGCAATTTGACTCATGTCTTCTACAAGGTTTACTTCGTCAGAAGTTTCTAACGGATCACTTCCCCTAGCAACAAGAGCAAAATCTCCATATCCACAACTTCCATTTAAACTTCGGATGTCGGCACCGTTTTCTGATAGGTATGCAACGTGACAGTAATAAGTGAACACACTTACTGCTTCTGACCTTGCACCGTTGGTTACATAAAGGCCATAACCTAAATCATTAATTTGCGTAAAGTCATTGCTCAACATTGATATGTTACCAGCTGTAAGAATCTCAATGTTAAGTGGTAGGGTAGGTAAAGGATCTCCACTGTTTACAATTTGATAGTACGTAACATCCCATGGTGTCGAAGTATCCAACAGCACTCGGTACTGTCCTGCACTAACTCCTACAGTGTCAACTTTGTTAATTTGAAATCTTGTCCCGGCAACATAAAAACTTGTAGGTGCTTGAGGTTCTCTATCTACACTGTCAATTACAATTTCTGTAGTTGAGTTTGCCTGCACTAATCTTGCATCAAGGTTGCCACAGAATCCGTCTACATACATACCGCCTGCAAAACTTACATCAGGTGCTTTTGATCTACTGAAACTTGATGCTGTTTGTGTGTACGGTGAACGTGTTTTAATCTGTCCAACAGGATCAAGAACTTCCATAAACCCTCCATGCTGTTGCACAGTAATGTTTCTGATAATAGTAGCATCATTCATTAAGAACACATCAAGTTCTTCGTTGTTCTTTGGTTGATTAAAATTGTTGCCTCTAATAATTTCTGCTACGCCGCCAACATAATTTGTTACTATAGTTTCTACTGCTGGTGTAGTTAGTATGTTGTTGATATAAGTTGCCAGTTGATCAATGCTGTCTGCTGTAGGAGTTACTTGATCAGTTGGAAGATAAGCGGCTTGACCATAGTAGGCCAAACCTGCATTAAGTGTTCCGTTGTATTCACCATACTCTAAATCAAAGACTAAGCCGTCAATGATTAATCCTGCATCACGTCTACATTTTGTTTCACTGTAATTCAAACTTGGATATGTAGAACTTATATAAGCAATGGTCTGATCTATCAAACTCTTTTTGTTGTCGCGGATAAGCTGAACTTCTGCTATATATCCTCCTTCATTAGCTATAAATGGATATATTCTCGAAGTATAATCTGTTGTATAGTGTCTTCCAAAAGGTCTTGCTTCTGAACCTACGTATCCATCAAGATTATCTTTATCTCTTTTGAATCCTATATCAGCATATGGACTATTACTCATTCCCGGTTGTGGTCTTATAATACAACGCCTAAATTCATCACCTTTGATAGATGTGTTTACAGGGACTCTGATTGGAAAATGTTCATAGTAAATACCTGTTTCAATAAAGATTGTAATTTCAGGAATACTTTGAACACCACTTACATATGGTGTACTTGGTATTGCACTACCAAATTTTAATTGTTCATTTGTTTGGAATTCACCACTTTCAACATCAATTACCAATTGATCAGTTAGCCCACCGGGTACATTGTATTCTTCTATTATACCTATAGCACCTGAAGTTTGCCCTATAACTCTAAAACCACTACGTAATTCTGCTGTAGCATCAAGGCTTGTACCACCGTTGGTTATGTTTAAATTTTTATATGGTGCATTGTCTACAATGCTGTCAATAATACTTTTTTGTTGACCTGAACCTGGATCGTATGTTATAAATTTTTGATAGGGTCCTAATCCTTTTGCACCATTCTTAATAATTGCTTCAGCTTCGCGACATGCTCTGTTTACAGTTTTAAATGCAGTTCCAGGAGTACGACCTTTTTTATCTTTGAATGTGTCATCATCTTTACCATTGGGCGATACATAAAGAACATTTGTGATACTGTTAAATGGTGACGAACCTAATAAGAAAAAGTCACTGCCATCTGAATATTCTAGTGTGTTGGTTTCATTGTTGTATCTAATTAAACCTGCTGTAGGTGCAGGCCTTGTGTTATTAGGATCTGCAAGCAATATAGATGTAACATTGCCGTTATCGTCTACATTAATTTTATCATTAAAAGCAGGATTACCACCCTGAGTTTGTCCATCACCTACGTAAAATACCTGTTGATCAGTATCATAGATAGCCTCTCCTTTGAGAGGTGTAAATGCTTTGCGATCTGCTGTCGGGCCTCTTCTAAATAGTATACTTCCGTTTTCACTCATTATCAAACTCTATCAATGGACTGTTTGGACCATATTCGGCATTAGGATCGTAAGATGCTGTGCCGGCTTTTGGTATGGAGCCGCCGTCTAAGTATGCTTGTGGAGTTTGATTTGCTGCACCGCCTTCTATATTTTGGAATGAAACATAGTTTGAAGATGGGTTGATTAGTCCACCGTCAATTGCTGGTACAAAAAATAAGTTGTCTTTATCAAAGGGAGCACCCCTATAAAATGGCATATCAAATAGTCTCCTACTTGATATTTATGCTAATTAACAGTGAGTCCTGTTGTCTTTTCAATATATTGGCTTGCCATATCTTTTTCAGTTTTGGCTACACAAATAATATTTTGCATGTTTAGAGTAAACTTATTATCGTGTTTTACAGTGAACATGTAAGGTGCAAGTCCCATGCCTTGTTGTTGAACAACAAGCATTAATGGTTTTACTACTGTGATTTTGTCGCCACTTTCTGCTTCTAGTCTAGCAACAACTTCTTCTCCAGAACTTAATTTGATACTTACTGTATCACCTACTTTGTATGGTGCTTCAATTAACATATATTATCCATGTCCTGTTCCGTTATAATTTGTATCTTCGATGTATGATACAAACTGTTCGTATCCACCAACGGGTTTTCCGTATACTTTGATTTGTGGAAACGTTCTTGCACCTGGAAACTCATTCATAACAGAATCTCTGTCAAAGTCTTTTCCAAGTTCCTTATATTCAAATTTAAATTGTCTTGACTCACACAAGGCTTTTGCCTTCATGCAAGAAGGACAAGCAGTCTTGCCCCATATTTCTATGCTCATAATTTAAAGTCCTTTAGAGAGTCTGAACTAACATCTTGTTTGATGCCGCCAATGATATAGCTTTCGACTTCTGTTTCTTGTGGAGCAACCTGTAGTCCTGATGAACTTAGCCAATGTTGTGTCCACGGTAATGGATTAGTGTTTACTGGTGCATCAAATATTGTTTTATATCCAAGAGCTTTAAGGCGTCTGTTGGCAATATATTCTACATATTGATGTAACAATGTTTCATTCAATCCTATAATAGAACCATCTTTAAACAAATAGTTTGCCCATGCCTTTTCTTCATTGACACAGGTGCGCCACATCTCATAAACTTCTTCTTCACATTCTTTTGCAATAGTTGCCATTTCTGGGTCGTCTTTGCCTTGCAACCAATGTTTTAGTACATGAGTTGACAGTGCAAGGTGTTGACTTTCATCTCTAGCAATAAGTGAAATAATTTTTGCTGAGCCTTCCATAAGTTTTAGTTCGCCAAAGGCAAATGTACAAGCAAAGGAAACATAAAAACGTAACCCTTCAAGGATGTTCACATTCATCATAGCCAAAAACATTTTCTTTTTTACATCGCGTAGGCTACCTTTTCCTTGATGAAAGTATAGATCAGCTGCTTCTGTAAATGCATCATAATTTTTTGTTACACTAACAGCACGTTCGATAATTTTATCATCATCAAGAATAGTATCAAACACTTCGCTAGGATCCGCATACACGTTCTTCATAATATGTGTGTAGCTACGTGAATGAATTGTTTCAAAGAAGTCCCAAGTAACAATACATCCCTCTAATTCAGGAAGTGAAACATACGGCAAAAATGCTAGACAAGGACCACGTCCTTGTACGCTGTCTAACAGAGTTTGATATTTTAGATTACTTGTAAAAATATGTTTTTGTTCTGAACGGAAGTTAACAAAGTCTGCTCTATCTTTCTGCAGACTAACTTCTTCTGGACGCCAAAAGTACCCCAGCATAGTTTGATTTAATTTATCAAATACTGGAAACTTAAACACATCATAACGCTGTGTGTTTTGATCTGCACCAAAGAACATATTTTGTTTGGTGAAATCAATCTTTTCTCTGTTGAAAACTGTTTTTGCCATTTGTGTATTCCTCTTTTCCTGTCTTTATTATAATAGTATCAGTTCAGCTTGTCAACCTTAAATTGCACATGCATCACAATATTCCTCGTACTCTTGATCAGTTCCTGTAAACTCTTCTCTTTCAAGAGGTTGTTTTTCTTCTTTCACAAATACAATATCATCATCTGACTTGTAATCGTATGTGTTTTGATAGTATGAAGTTTTCCATCCCATCTTATATGTAGTTAGCAAATCTCGTAACATTACACTCATTGGCACTTCATTTCCTTCAAAATGCGTAGGATTGTAACTCCAGTTTCCACTAATAGCTTGATCAAAGAACTTTTGCATTACCGCGACAACATTGATGTAACCTTCGTTGCTAGGCATGTCCCACAACAAGGTGTAATATTGCTTAAGACTTTGATATTGTGGAACAATCTGTTTAAGGGGTCCTTTTTTGCTCTTTTTAACGGACAAGTATCCTCTAGGTGGTTCAATTCCGTTTGTTGCGTTCGACACAACGGAACTGCTCTCCGAAGGCATCTGTGCGGACAATGTGCTGTGCCGTAAACCGTGTTCCTTGATGTCCTTGCGTAAAGTAGTCCAATCATATTTTAACTTATGTGGAACGATTGTATCCACATCCTTTTTATAAGTATCAATAGGTAAAATACCGTCGCTGTATTTAGTGCGATTGAAATACTCACATGCACCGCGCTCTTTTGCTAGTTCATTACTTGCTTTTAACAAATAATATTGAAATGCTTCTGTAAGTTCGTGTACTAGTTTCCATGCTTTTGGATCATCATACTTAGCACGATTCTTTGCAAGATAATGTGCTAGTCCGATATAACCTACGCCTAACGATCGTCTTGCTTTTGTACTAATTTCTGCAGCTTTGATAGGATATCTTTGATAGTCAATAATTTCTTCAAGAGCTCTTATAGCTAGATCACATAAATCTTCTAAGTCACCTAGGTCTTTAATTAAACCAACGTTAATAGCACTTAAAATACAAAGAGCAATTTCACCTTCTTCGTCATCAATATGCTGTAGAGGTTTAGTTGGCAATGTAATCTCTTGGCAAAGATTACTCATGTAAACTGTGTCTTTGAATGAACTGTGTGTATTAGCATGATCTACGTTCATAATATAGATACGTCCTGTTTCAGCACGTTCTTTAATTAGTGCTGAAAATAATTCCATTGCAGGAATTTTTTTCTTTTTGATTGAAGTTTTACGTTCATATGATTCATAAAGTTCTTGAAATTTGTCTGCATCGCCAAAGTATGCTTCATAAAGACCTGGTGTATCATGTGGCGAGAAAAGAGTTATTTCTTGATTAGATAATAGTCTTTCATACATTACTTTGTTTATTTGGATTGAATAATCTAATTTTCTTACACGATTGTCTTCGGTGCCTTTGTTGTTTTTAAGCACAAGGATATCTTCAATTTCTTGATGCCACAGTGGGAAATGGGTAGTAGCACTACCGCCTCGCACACCATTCTGTGTACAACATCTTACAGTTGCTTCAAACTTTTTAAGGAACGGGACAATACCTGTGTGTGCTACTTCTCCACCTCTGATTTTTGCGTTGACTCCTCTGATACGTCCTGCGTTAATACCGATACCAGCTCGTTGAGCTGTGTATCTACCAATGGACATGTCTGACGCGAAAATCGAATCAAGTGTGTCATCACTGTCAACGAGAACACAAGAGGCAAACTGACGGACCGGAGTACGGACGCCTGCCATAACTGGCGTTGGGATATTGATTTTAAATAATGAGGTCGCATCGTAATATCTCCTTACGTAATATAGCCTATCTTCTTTAGGATAATTTGCAAACAGAGTTGCGGCTATCATCATATACATATATTGTGGAGTTTCAAATATTGATCCACTACTTCGGTCTTGACAAAGATATTTGTCAACTACCTGTCTTAGTCCAGCGTAGGTAAAGTTCTCGTCACGCTTGTGATGTATGTAGGCATCTAGTCGTGTAAGTTCGTCATCGGAATAAGATACTAATATACCAGGATCATAAACACCTCTTTCAATGTTTAACTTGATCATTTCTTTTAGCGGAAGAGTCTTGTAGTCACCAAATACATCTTTATATGTTCCATACAACAATAATCTTGCTGCGGCATATTGATAATTAGGATTTTCAAGACTGATAAGATCGTTTGCTGAACGTATAAGAATTTCTTGTATTTCGGCTGTACTCATACCATCGTAAAACTGAATGTTAGCATTCATTTCGATTTGGCTACTACTTACTCCTGCTAAACCTTCGCATGCAAATTCTACTACCTTATGTATTTTATCTATGTTTAGCTCTTCTTTTGCGCCATCTCGTTTGACGATGTAAATATGATTTCCGTTTGACATTTTATTCCTCTCTTTTCAATATTAGTTATTTATTGGAGCCTTGGCATTACATACTTTTTTTCGACTTGCAGTGTTGTGGATAACTCTGCACGAGTTGCTTTGCCTTCATTCCAGCTTATGACAATGTTGTCTATTAATAACAGATAAACAGTTCGAGATTTTTCTCTGTCTATACCAATATGTATCTCAAAATTTGCTTTTTTAAAGCGTTCAGTTAACTGTAAAGAATAGCACACTCCTAATACACTACAAAAAGCACAGTATTGATTTTCAAATATAAGTTCCCAAGGATCAGGCCAAGTGGCGTTATCCCAAGGATCTGTGTTAATACTTACTCTTGGTGCTTGATCATAGTAATCAATTGCACTTTGAATAGAATCTATTTCTGTCTCTAATGTTTCACGAAATTGATTCCAGGCGGCTAACCTGTCTTCATACTTTTTAATGTGGAACATTTAAATAGCGTCTGTTTTTTTGTTTTTAATTTTAAATTTCATCTCTGTTTCATCGTCATTAGGCATTGTACTAGTTACTTTAACAGAAATTGTTTCGTTTGTCAAGTCCCCATCTTCGTCCAAAATATCTGCGGCAAACGAAATCGCAGATTCATATGTACTATTACCTGCATAATCATATGCATCAGTAACGCTTACAGTTGGGGTGCCATAAGCATCCATAGTTAGATGTAAATTTCCCGATCTAATCATTTCATAATTGTTGCTAACCATTAAGTAATCAATATCAAACGACTGATTTGCTAGTGCTGGCAATCTAAAAGTTTTTATATTTGTCCCTCTACTGATAGTGACTTTGTGTTCAAACGTATTTTCAAAATTACACACTCCTTCAATTTCAGGTATATATGGTGTATTATTAATATATGATTGATTGTATGACAAAGCCGCTGTTCTCGCAAAATAATCATTAATAGATTGATTACCTGTTTTTGCAAATTTTAAGATACTATACTGAGGTTGTCCTTCTGTGCCAGCTTCGTTACCAACTCCTACAAAACTGTTGTTAGAACTTAGATTGTAATTTCCATTTTCAATCCATATTCCGTATCTATTGATGTCTTTAAAATTACAATTTGAAATCGTTGTATTGCTAGGCCCAACACTTGTTCCTGCCGCAGGAGTTCCTAGTGCCATATCTACACCAAAAGCAATACCATTACCTAGTGTACTAAATTCGCATTTGTCAAAAATATTATTATTAATATCCCAATTACTCATTACACCATAGGCAAATCCATTGATTCTTATGTTAATAAACTTGTTATTGCTGCTTTCGACACTTCCACTTAAACTATCTAATTTTAAACCAATGTCAGTGCTATAGTCAGTTGGTATTGTGTCTCCTGCTGTAAATGGTCCTATTATGTCGATGTTTTCAAACAAGCTATCTCTACAATTATCTAACAGTAAACCTAAACCTGTTTGTGTGGTTTGTAATGTCATACCTCTACAAATTATATTATGTGCTTGTGTGTTAAAAGTAGGTGTCAAATTATCACTGTTTACTGTTTTAAAAATAGCATTAGCTGTAGATTGTTTTATAACAGTTTTTTCAGGTCCGGCCCCAACTATAGTTGCCTGTGGAGGAATTTCAATAGTGCTTGTAATGTTATAAACTCCTGGCTCTAAATGTAAAATTACTCTGCCTTGTTCACCTGTGATTCCATCATTAAGAAATAATTGGTTAATAGCTCTCTGTAATCCTGCTGTTGCATCTTGCGATGATTCTCCAGTTACTCCAAAACTACGAACACTTACTCTGTCATCTAATCTGTCTTGTAAACTTCTTTGTATAGGACTTCCACTTGATCCAGTTTGTATAAAACCATCTTCAGAACGATAAGTGTAACTGTCAGATAGCGTAAAAATATTATCATATTGAGTTAAAATTTTAGTATTGCCAACTTCTGCTGCACCTTCTGAAACGCTACCGTTACCTATAAAAAGTTCTTTAGTATCAATAGCCCAGCCAAGTTCACCACTAGCAAGTTGAGGCAAACCAGTTCCTTGGTTTTTTTGTCCTCTTCTTATTTGAATTCGTGATATCTGTACAACTGCCACGTATTTCTCCTACATTAATAATAGTATTTATGCTTGCATCTCATAATATTGATACACACGATTGTACCATTCAGTGCGCCATTCTTGGTATTCGTCTGGCCATATATCAAACTGTTGGTATTCTCCTTCTCTACTACACATAAACACATGTCCTTCACGTATCTCGGTGCCGTATATTTCATTGTGTGCTTCAGCATAAGCTACAAGTTGTAGGAAATAATCAACCACCCATTCAAGTTTCTTGGGCTTGTTAGTTTGTTTGAAATCCATGATAGAGGGTTGACCTTTGTAGGTGCCAACTAGGTCAGTTGTTCCTGCATACATCTGTGGCATATATAAATTTACTTCAGACCCCCATATCTCATCTACATGGGTCATGGCTTTTTCTTTAATCTGGGCTGCCATCATATGCGC